CCGACGGGACTCGCGGCGGCCTCCGTCGGGCTCACTTTAGGACTGGCGGCCAGCGGTTCGGGAACGAGCGCCTCGTTAGGGATTACGCTCGGACTCACCCCTCCGGAGTCCATCGAGATCCAGCTGATAGGGCTGGACACGCTCACCTTCGGTCTCACTGGGATTCCAGTAGGCTTTCAGTCCTCGACCGCGACGTTCACCAGTGTCTGCGGTCTGGCCGCGAGAGGTGGATTCGGGTCGACGCCTACGATTCCCGTGAACCTGGGCCTGTCGGGAACGGTGGGCTCGTTCTTCGACGGCATCGGCACGGTAACGATTACCCACGGGCTCACGGGGCCGGCGGCGATCCTCACGGGCGCCAATGTCGGGCTCATACTGGGACTAGCCGGCTCCCCGATCATCTCGGGCGGGACTATCTCGAGTGCGGCGAATCTGGCGACGAATTTGGATCTCTCCAGTGCCTCTCACGCCTTGGGAACGACGAGCCTGTTGGCCATGACCCTAGGACTCACCGGGAGCGCGTTCTCGGAGACCGCCTCCATCGTGGAGTCCATGACCTTGAACTTCGAGAGCGATTCCATGCGTGTGTTCTTCAGGAAGCGGTAGATGAGCGTCCCGACCCTAAACGAAGCCTCCCGGTGCTGGGTCAAGGTCAAGTTCTTCGACAAGAACGCAGCCCCTCAAACCCCCAGCAGTGTTCGCTATCGCATCGACTGCGAGACCACCGGCCAAACCGTCCTCGACTGGACCGCCTTCGGAACCGACACCGTGATCGAGATATTCGTGGACGCTCCCTTGAACGCGATCATCAACAGCCGTAACCCCATCGAGCGCAAGGTAATGACGGTTCAGGCGAATGCGGACACTCCCGATGAGGTATTCAACGAAACCCAGCAATGGGACGTCATCAACCTGCAGGGCATCTAAGCGTGACCCGTAACGCCCTCAACGGCTTATATCTAGCTTAGAACTGAAACGATGGCCAAGGGCTTCAAGACAGGCGGGCGCAAGAAGGGCACGCGCAATCGTCGCACACAAGCCCGGGAAGCAGTGCTCACGGATGCCCACCAGCAGATCGAGCGTGCCTTGGGGCCTGCGGCCTTCGAGGGCGATGCGCATTCACTCCTGATGGCCATTTACAAAGATGAGAGCCAGCCGTGGGTGCTCAGGCTCGATGCAGCCAAGGGAGCGATTGGCTATGAGAAGCCGAAGCTCTCCGCGGTAGATGCGAACTTAAGTGGTGCGGTCGGTCAGTATGCTGCTCAAATCCCCGTCGAGCGTCGGGACAGTGACGCCTTGGAGAGCCCAGCCGGGGCCGCAGTTAACGGCCATCCAGCGGGACACGGTTAGCGAGCTCCTCTACGGGGGCGCGGTTTTCGGGGGTAAGAGCGACTTTCTCCTCGGGGACTTTGCCCAGGATGTCCCGCGGGACTATGGCGCGCACTGGCATGGGGTGCTGTTCAGGAAGAACTATCCGCAGCTCGAGGACCTGATCAGCCGCAGCAAGGAGATCTATCCCGCTTGGTTCCCGGGGGTGGACTGGAGCAATCAGACCAAGACATGGACGTGGCCCAACGGCGCAACTCTGAAGATGCGCTTCATGGAGTCCGACGACGACTGGATGCAGTACTGGGGGCACGCGTACACCTGGATCGGGTGGGATGAGATTGCGCTGTGGTCGAGCTCCACCTCGTACCTGCGGATGAAGGCACGCTTGCGCAGTGCCACGGCGAACATTCCGAACAAGCGCATCCGAGCATCCGCAAACCCTGGTGGGCCAGGTCATCACTGGGTGCGCGAGTACTGGAAGATCAACGAATACCCCTTGGGCAGTCACCGCTTTATGGCCGAGGACGGCTCGGGGATGTCGCGGCTCTTCGTCAAGGCGCGGCTCAAAGACAACGCTATAGGCATTGCGAACGATCCAGGCTATGAGCAGCGCCTGGAGGGCGCAGGCTCTGCGAGCTTCGTGCGGGCCATCAAGGAAGGAGATTGGAGCGTTATCGAGGGCGCGTTCTTCAGTGAGTTCTCGGAAACCCGTCACGTGGTGGCGCCATTCGAGCTACCGCCGCAGTGGACGCGCTTTCGGGCGATGGACTGGGGATCGTCCAAGCCCTTCTCAATCGGTTGGTATGCCGTCTCGGACGGTTCTGTAAGGCCTTATCCCCGAGGGGCGTTGATTAAGTATCGCGAGTGGTACGGGATGAAGGACAAGCAGCCGAATGTGGGTTTGAAACTCACGGCCGAGCAGATCCGGACCGGCGTGCCCAGTGAGAAGCTCCCCGGTATTGTCGAGCGCGAGAAGGGCGACCGCATCGCCTATGGGGTGATCGACCCTTCCGCGTTTCAGGAGGACGGAGGTCCGAGCATCGCCGCTCGCATGGCGCCTGTGATCTGGCGACCGGCGGACAACAAACGCATTCCCGGATGGGATCAGGTTCGCGGCAGGTTGGTGGGAGAGGAGGGGAAGCCAATGCTGTACTTCTTCTCGACCTGCATTCACACGATACGCACCTTGCCCATGCTGCAGCACGATCAAGCCAAGGCGGAGGATGTGGACACAGATTCTGAGGATCACGCGGGAGATGAGACGCGCTATGCCTGCATGTCGCGCCCGTGGGTAGCCAAGAGCGCTCAGACCGCCATGCAGCCCCGCGACAGTTACTCCCGACTCTTCGACCGTAGCGAGTCCAACGAATGGAAGACGGCATGATGGGTGAAGTACACGAACTCCCCTTGCGTCCCAAGAAACCGGAACGAGTCTGGGAATGCCGTTGCGGCAGTCAGCATTTTTACCTGAACCACGACGGCACGATTGAGTGTCGCAGCTGCAAGCTCATCTGTGAGGACTTGCAGTGGATATTGCGGAAACAGTGATGGCACGGAAGAAGAAATCCACCAAGCCGAACATGGACCCGGTGGCCGATACCGCCGATCCGGTCGAGGGGAATCAAGACTTAAGTCGCTTCGTCACGCAGTTCAATCGCGCGGCGGATGCGTCCCAGTTCTCGAGGAAAGCCGCTGAGATCTATCGGGACTATTACGACGGCAAGCAGTGGTCGGACAGCGAGATCGAGACGCTCAACAAGCGCGGGCAGCCGGCGATCACCGACAACCGCATCAAGGACAAGGTCGAATATCTCCTCGGGCTGGAAAGGAAGCTCAGGACCGATCCCAAGGCTTTACCTCGCACGCCGCAGAACGAGCCGGGTGCCGATGCCGCGACGTCAGCCCTCAGATACGTAGCCGAGTGCAATCACTTCCAGCAGGTGAAGTCGAAGGTCTTCGAGAACCTGATCATCGAGGGATTCGGAGGCTGTGAGGTCATCGTCGACAACGACAAGACCTATGGGGAGAGCGGCAACCGCAAGGTCTATCAGCGCTACATCCGCTGGGACCGCTTGTATTTCGATCCGCACTCCCTGCTGCCCGATTTCAGCGATTCCAGATACCAAGGGATCGTCAAGTGGATGGACTTGGATGAAGCCAAATCGACCTACCCTAAGTTGTCCGACAACTTCGACTTCTTCACGAGCCAGTCTTTCACGAATCCGTCGGAGACCTATGACGACCGTCCGCGGTGGTTCGACCGGGGCCGTAAGCGCGTGCAGATTCTCGAGCATTACTACAAGGTGGGCGAGCGCTGGAATCGCACGGTGTTCTCCCGCGTCGGCATTATCGAAGGTCCCACCGCTTCTGTGTACGTGGATGCGGAGACCGGAGAGCCTGAATGCCCATTGATCCTGCAATCGCTCTATGTCGACCGCGAGGGCAATCGCTACGGCGTGGTGAAGCGCTACAAGGATCTGCAGGATGAGATCAACAAGCGCCGCAGCAAATCCCTACACTTATTGTCGGTGAACCAGGCCACGGCCGAGAAAGGCGCTGTGGAGGACGTCGAGGTCGCTCGCAAGGAACTCGCACGTCCCGATGGCTTCCTCGAGTACACGCCCGGGATGAAGCTCGAGATTCGCGAGAATATAGACCTTGCGGAGGGTCAGTTCAAACTGCTGCAGGAGTCCATTGCTGCGCTCTCTGCGACCGGACCTAACGAGGCATTGCTCGGCAATACGGGCGACATCTCAGGGCGCGCCAAGCAGTTGGATCAGCAGGGCGGGGCGATCACCTTAGGGATTCAGGGCGATTCGATCCGCTTCTGGCAGAA